TGTCAGGGCGGCGGTCCATGGGGTTGTCGAACCCCTAAAAGTGCGCGTCATCACAAAAGGTGAGTGCGTTCCGTATATGTTATGCAAGCCGGTGCAGAAACTCTTTCATGATATTCTTCGTGAAATGCCATGTTTCCGCCTGATTGGCCGGCCTTGCAACGTGCTTGACGTTCAGGATGTGTGGAATCGTGCTATGTCTGGTGAGGACCCCGTCCTTCATTCCATTGACTATAAGGCTGCCACTGACTTTTTAAAACGTGAAGTCTCTGAGTGGATAATGTCGACTTTGGTCTATTACTTCGACGCTAAGACTCGAGACTTATGTGCACGTGTTTTGGGCATGCATGAATTGCATTATGACGCCGGAGGTCCGGCGCACGGTGTCGCCGTTCAGCAGGTGGGACAGTTGATGGGTTCGATCTTATCGTTTATCGTCCTCTGTCTCGCCAATCTGGGCGTGATGCTAGTGTCTCTCAAACGCGCGGGCGATGTTCGCTCGCGTCAAAAGAAAATGAAGTCGTTGCTTATTAACGGTGACGATGGATTGTTTCGGGCCCCCCGTTTCGTTGGTGATATCCTTGATCAGGTGAGCTCTGCCGCGGGCTTACGCCCGTCAATCGGCAAGAGCTACCATCACCCTGTTTGTGCAAATATTAACTCAACTGACTACTTCTTCCGCAACGGCAGCGCGATTTGTCCCGTACTTGAACACCGGCTTGTTGTTTGGCCAGTCTAAAGTACTAGATACTCTCACCTGTGACATGCGTTCGGAAGGTGGTTGCCGTTCTCTCTGCTCCACTGCTAATGAACTTCTTCGTGGTTGTTACTACTATAAGAAGGAAAAGAGCCTCTGGCTTGATTTCTTCGAGTTGAACCGCGAAGAACTGGTTAAGGAAGCGGGACTTCGCAATTTCTTCGTTTCGGAAACTCTCGGCGGGATGGGCATTAAGTTGCCATATAATTTCCGCTGGAAGCTTTCGTTCGGACAGCGAATCCTTGCTCTTCGAAAACTAGAGCAGTTGGGTGTGGGATGTTCTGGCTCTGTCGCCTGGCGCCCCAAGGGCCGAGGCGTTGAATTCCCAGGGATACCGGTGGGTCGACCGACTCGACGTCACTTTATGACAGGTGATCTTCACTCTGCCTTTCAAGTTGACGATTGGAACGACGGCGATGAGCCGCTGGTAGCGCCTGAGGATAAAGACAGGACAAAGTATTTTAAGCTCCGGAGGACCGAACAGGATGCGTCTGAGTACAAATACTCGTGTAGACGCCTCCCGAAGTGGGTGCTCGCCGTAGGCGTAGAAGTCTCACGTGTCTAGTTTCGGGGCAAACGACCTGGAATGTCGTAAAACTTAACCGAGCCGGTTCACCGGTGGATGCGGATTGACCTCCGCGGGTTAGTAAAACTTGGGCTCCGTGTCGGCCCACGCCCAGACAAGAATCTGCGAGTAAACTCAAAAGACACATCTAGCTATGTCGAACCCACTGGTCTGTTTCGTCGGTATCGCTGGGCGTCGGGTTGTCGGAACGTCCTGAACCTTGGTCAGGTCCCGCCCACCACCCTGTCGAAAGTGTGTGTGTCCAGTAGAGAGAAAGACTACTCCGGACGTAGCCGGCGCCTGATCAGCGTCGGAGTGAAGAGGTAATGGGGGTCTCGTGTGTTAAATGGTCCAAAATCGTTTCCGATTGATCTCGGTAAATTTCGATGCTAAATGCGCCGCAAGGCCTAAATGCCAA